GTAATACACCGAACCCCAGATCCCCAGATACTTGAGTTCGAGCTTTTAATTGCTTCATGTACGCCAATGGTTGAAAACCAACCCTTGCTTTGACTTCGACATCAAATGGCACATTCACAATATCTTTACCACTACCCCTTCCGACAGTTGCGCCTTGCCACACAGTCGATAGGTACTGTGCTACAACACGCTCTGTGCGGAAACCTCTGTGTTTCCTATGTTGACTCATAAATGATGCTTGTTCTCACAATTCTTGCATAAGAATATAACCAAGTGATCTTCACGATCATATTCATTAGCTTGAGTAAATGCATCACAATCTGAGCAGTTAGTGATTCCAGCGTAACCGCTAAAGTTATGGATAAACCCGTTTATAGGGCTTCTGTAAATATCCTTATCCATTTACGGCATGACACTTTCGACATTGCCAAGCACCAACTACAGGCTTTTCTTCACTAATCACAATGTTAGCGACAATGTCTCTAGCTTCTGTTGGCTCGTTGCATAACTGACAGTTGATGATTTCGATAAATGGAATGTCATCAAAGTTGACCCATCCACCTAGTCCATCTGCATTATGTATCTCAATGTAACCCATTATGCTCTCGCCTTCTGTGGTTCCCATGTTCCTTGACTTGATAACTGATACCAAAGTGTTGGACATTTAGGCTCTGATCCACCTACGCCCATGTGTCGGCAGAAGTATCCACCCCATGCTCGACCATTCTTGTTGCCATCCTTAAACTCCATGTCTCCATGCTTACAACTAGGCACTACCTTCGCAGTTCCCAATATCTCTGAAACTGTGTTAAGAGCTGCATCGATAGTTACTGGTGCTGGCACTTCTTTAATAGATTCATCTTGGTCACCAAATGGTGTAGTCCAGTAATCCTTCTCAACTTTAGGAGCAGGAGCCTTGACTACCTTTGTCATCTCTTCGCGGCTTGGGCGCTTTCCTTTAGGAGCATAACCTGCATTTGCAAGCGCTCTGCCGATTGCCGAAGTTTCACAATTCTCCAATGCTGAAGTCTGATTAACACCTCGACTAGTAACTGTCTCTTCAGCCAGCCCAGTTGCCCACGCAACACTATCTGTAGCAGTTTTGAATAGATACGCCTTAACAACATATCGACTACTTTCGATAACTTCCAATTCAGTTGAAATACGAAAATCTGGATAGTCCTTAATAAATTTCTCAAGTCTCACCTCTACTGGTTCATAATCGGCTAAATTAAACATAATCCTCATTCTCCTCTGTTTTTAATTCGCAGGCTAATGCGAGATAAGCGCAGGCATCGATGTAGGAATCGAGATGCCCGGGGGATTCTTGGATTCTTGATAGTTTGACTTCGACCATTGCAAGGCAAGCTTCATAGTCCTTGATTGGGAATTCAAATAAATTGGATAACCGCTTAGCGATCCGATCTTGGTTGACTTTCGGATGACCGTAGATTGAACCACGATCTTGCATGACATCGGTTGCACTTTGTAATACCTCTTTGGCTTTCATTCTGCCCAAAATTCTTGGCGATTAACTGCCCTGCCTCGATGGTATCCCTCGCGAAATCCCTTGTTGTAATTACCTTGCGCTATATGTGAATAAATCAATCCAACCGCTAACGGGAATAGAATTAGCGCTGCACCGATAATTTGATTATCTGTCATTTGTTGCTCCCTATCGAACTAACACCTTCGGTTAGTTGCAGGTTTAGTGTTGCATAGAATTATCTAAATGTCTTGGTTCTGGCGTGTCGGAATGGAGAAGCTTCTGCCTCATCGACCCCATCATCCAATGTGCGCCTAATCGGAAAGATATCCCTAACGAGGTCGTCCATAGACCTTACCGCCTACGATAAATGTGCCGTTCTTCTCAATGTAAATTAGGTCAACTTGGACATTTTTGCCATGAATGTACATAATCGCAAAAGCCTGTTGCCAATTAGCCGTTCCACGGGTATATGCAGCCTGTTTGAAGTCCATTAGGTTGCCTACCTCAACACCATGCAGAACACGCCCCATTCGCCCTCCTATGGCTTCTGAGAAGGATGTACGCCCTGCCCTGTGAGTGTGTCCAGAGATAATGTTTGTGCCTGTACGCCTAGCAGCTTCTAATGCGCTTAAACCGCCCTGTGGCTTGATAGGCGTGTGATCCCCATGAACCGCCACCCAATTAGGAGCTAGTGGCATGGGCTTTTTCCAAAAGGTTATGCCGAGTTCATCAAACTTCATAAATTTTTCAAAGCGAAGCTCTGGCAAAGACAGGAAAGATGGGATCTTCTTCATAATGACATTGTATAAACGATCCGTATGATTCGATCTTATGCAATCGCTGACCTGCAGCTCCCAGAGCAACTCAACACAGCGATCACGATCATCGCCGAGAGTCTGTGAGTAAGCCTCAGGCGTGGACTCAGACCATTTTGAAATGGTATTAAAGTCTATTTCATCGCCAATCGTTACTGTTTGATCTGGCTTGAAGGTTTTTAAGAACTTGGCAATGTTGCGTGTTACATGAACATCCTCAAAAGGTACTTGAAGATCAGACAAAATAACTATTCGCTTAATCGTCATCCTCATCTTCGTAATCGCCGAACCTTTCTGGCTCGACTGGAGATGGCAAGATCCATGCTGGATAAGACTGTGGCTCTGTGATCATAAAGAGAGCAATAGACTCAGGGAATCCAGCTTTCTTTAAGGATTTGTAGAACTCGTGCAACCCAATGCAGTAAGCATCGAGTGGAGAATAACCCTCATCGACTAACTTGTTGGTTGCTTTTCTTGCCATAAGATAATTGTCACTTCTCTAGTATGCGAAGAATGGTTTCGACACGCGCTTCCAGTAAGTTAATCTGATCGCGCATAGATGAGCCAGAGTTAGGCTTTAGTTCGCCAAGGTAGTGCTTTACTAACCACCGCACCGAGCCAATAAACGAACCAATAACGGTCGTAGCAGCAACAACAAGAGCCGCCGTGTCCTGCGCACTCATTATGAGCCGATGCCATAGTCTTTCGAATTCTTACTTGCCCACTTAGTTAAAGGAGCTGCAAGAGCGCCAATCACAACTGCATATTGTGGAGCCATGTCAGTAAGTAAAGCAACGCCCATAGTTACAGCAGCAGCCAATACTGCAAGACCGTAATCTTTTAATGCTCTCTTTTGCTTAGCGTTTAGTTTGAACATCTGTGCCTCCTAGAAGTGGGATTTGAAAAAACGAACTATCTTTGTCGCCAGCCTCTGTGAAGCTGATGTGGATGTGTTGGATGTGTGGGTTTGTACCCCGATATTTGACCCAACGCCAGAGGCTTCTCTTGCTCGCAATTCGCTTGTTAAAAATGACATATGCAATGCGCTTATCTCTTTTGGCGATAACTCGTATCTGATCGGCAAGGTAATGAGCTGTGGCATTTTTCCCATCGAGAGAAGCATCGAGATCGAAAGCACGGACGAACCCTGTATTAGGGCAAGGGTTGTGATCGCTCTTGGTCTTTGTGTGCCGTGCATCTCCGATTGTTCCGTCACTACGACGGTCTCTGTCAGGATAAGCATCGTCTGCCTGCTCTCTAAATTGGATTACAGATTTACTTAGTCGAGCTTTCATCCAAGTAGGATTGCTGCTTCATCGGCTGTAAGACCTAATCGATCGAGTATTACTGCGCGAGCAGTTGCTTTTTCATCGGCTTCGGTTTGTTCAATTGCCATTTTTTTGGCATCATCTAAACGCGCTTTTGTTTCGGCTGCAGTTTCATCGCGTTCAATATCTACTGTTTCGCCTGTTTCAACATTGTATATTCTTTCAATAATTTTCATATTATGCTCCAAAAACATAGATAGTGCCTGCTGAAAAATTTCCTGCGCTAGAAATAAGGGATACTGAACTTATGGCTGAAGTGCCCTTGTATCTTCCAGTGCCATTATAAGAAATTGAAGCGTTAGCGGCTGATGATGCTTCAACTATGCTTGTAAGTTGAAAAGGCTTTATTCCAGTTGCATTGCAACCATCAATTTTCATATAAAAAGCACCATAGCAAGTCGCACCTGTTCCTTGATTTCCTATTGGTATACTTTGATTATTTGCAAAAACTTGAAAACTGGTTACAAATGGACTGCCTGTGGTTAATTTGAATACACCAGTAGTATAATTAGAACCAGTATCTGAATTAAATCTGAGAGTAAATACAGCGTTAGCATCTGCATCAAAGTCACCCTCAGTAAAAATAAACAAAGAGTTCTTACCAGAAATGCCACTCACTGTAACTGTTGATGCGCCACTTAATGTTGTTCCACCAGTGTTAATCAAAGTGTAATCAGCGCCACCACCCGCAGGAGCAGCCCATGTTGGAACGCCACCTGCAACGGTCAAAACATCGCCAGTTGATCCAACTGCTAGGCGCGTGTTTGTGTTTGCCGTTGCTGATCGATATTCAAGATCGCCAAGTGTTGTTGAAGGGTTAAGCGCTTTAGTAGTTGTATCTACAGACGAACCAAGGGTGCGAATAGCTGCTGCGCCATCCTTAACTAGGTCTGTATCGTCTGGGGTATCCCAG